GTATGATAGGCGGTGGCAGACAATCTAGACAAGACAGGCAAAAATAATGGCAGACATAGACAAGGCAATTAACGTTGAGGAACAAGTTGACTTAAGGGTTAGAAATCGCACCAAAGGAGTGGATATTGAAGTCGATGTGACTGAAGAGAATCCTGAGATGGATTCTTTTGAGCAAATGGAAGACGGCAGTATTTCTTTTGGTGACCCCTCACCTCCCGTAGATGACACAGACTTCTCTGCTAACTTAGCAGATGTTATGGATGATTCTGATCTTAATTCTGTAAAGAATGATTTGATGGGTAACGTTGAAGACGACAAAGAGTCTCGAAGCGATTGGGAAAAAACTTATCGTGAAGGCCTTGAATACCTTGGCATGAAGTACGAAGAAAGATCTCAACCATTTGAAGGTGCTTCCGGGGTGATGCATCCTCTAT